GTGCCATACTGTTCAATTTAATATTGCCCAAATTGCTAAAAGGCGTTAGGTATTCTTTTTGAAATAGAAGAATAAACTATCCCACTTAATTAAGGAGTGGGTCGGTTAATATAGTACCATACAGATGGTACATTAACAAAGTAAAGTAATTGGTAATCAGTCCCTATACCACAGTAAACTTCAAAGGAATTACTAATATAATTCTTCGATAGATCATTTACTATATTAGGTTGATTTAAAGTACCAATAATATTATCAAAATCTGAATCATCATAAGGTAGACCCATCCTGCGATGAATAGGATTAGTATTTGTAAATCTATAACGAGAGTAAAAAGGAACTTGAATTGACAAGCCTGATTGCGTTTTTTGATTAGTTAATGCCGATCCATTTTTACCGATGTTAGATAAAGAATCCAATATTGTGCTTTGTTTTACCTGACTAGTATTTGAAGTAGTGGAAGTAAAGGACCTTTCATAATAAGCTGGATAAGTATGATATGTTCTACTAAAAGATATGTTATCAGATCCTGTTGAGGCATTAGTTGTATAATTAAAATCATAATTATAACTTCCTCTCTCACCAACAAAACATGGAGCAAATAAATTGCAAACTAGTTCATTCACATAATTAAAACCAAAACTCCCAACAGCTACTGTAGATACGGCATCTGTTGTGGTGTTGGCTAGATCATATCCTGCATATAATGGTTTTCTCGATAATAGCGGTGTCCATACTGAAGCAGAACTAGTAGCTACACTAGGACCAACTAAAGATGTATAAAAAGCTCTTCTTCTCATTAATGCTCTCATTGAAGAAATTTTCTCTCCCATATAAACTTTATGTAAATTTTGAGGAGGTTTAATTTCAACATCAGCTATGTTGCATTCCTTGACCGTCACTTGTCGTTCATCAGTTTGAATTTGAAGGTATGATCCATAAGCTACTTGTTGTGGATCACGAGGAGCAGCAAAATCAGCATCTTCCATAGATGTCTCAACGTAAACAAGTACATCAGCACTTGCCACTGGTGAAGTTTGATTTGTCAATACTTTAAGTATCAACTTGCCATTATGTCTATTTTCAGAAAAGGAAGCCACTGTTGCTGTACCACACGGTATATTTGCTATAATTGGATCAAACCCCAAGTACAAATGTGAAGTTGGTTGCATAAATGGCACTTTAATTATAATTTCACTCTCCTCAGCTAAGTCTACTATGCGACTATAATTTGTGGTATAATCGAAATTAGAAGCAATCCCATGAACAGGATCCCAAAGAATAGCTATACGTCCTCTATGGTACTGTGAACAAATAAATTTGAATCTGTAAACCATAGTCCCTCGCCAATAGTTGAAATTCTTAGCAACTAAAGCCATAGGGGGATGATAACATGGATCAATTGAATTTAAAGTATAAACACCATCTACACCTAATGAAAGATTTGGTGTGACATTAATTTCACATATCACATCCCCTGGTGCATCAGTAGATAACCAATTCCTAAGAGAGAAAACATTTTTCTTGCTACATAAATATTGAATAGCTAATTCATCTGTTCCATCACCACCCGCTATACGATTATCAATAGTTAATTCGTTTTTCGGATCAAGGGTTAATTTCTCTTGAGGTGTG